GCGTTTCCAAATCCAATGTTCTACATCTTGTGGATTCATTACCAAAATAACAATGTTAGGTACATTAGGCATACGAATTGATTCATCAATGGTATTAAAGTCTTTTTCGTCTACAAATTCTTCAGCCTCATCTACGATAAAAACATTTAATGAAGGAATTGATTTTAACTTTGCCGTTTGGTTTCCAGAACTTGTTTTAATGCCTGAGAATATTATTTCGCTGCCCGTTGCTTTGTGTGCTATTTTTGAATTCGTCATTTGAAATTCATTACCGACGCCGAGCAAGTCAATCTTTTCACGAAACTCAGGTATTACTGAAATATTAGCAGATGATAGCGTATAACGGGTATATAACATTTTCCAATTATTATAAGCCAAAAGCATATTGCAAGCCCACAAGCCAACGGTAAATGACTTAGCTGAACCCCGACCTCCTGTTATAATAAAATACCTTGTTTTTGGATTCCAAAGAACTTGATATTTATCATTCACCTTTATTTGCATTAGATGTAAATATTATTGTTGGAACAGTTACTTTATCGCCCTGTGTAGTTATATCAATGTCTTGCTTGGCTTTACCATAGGCACGGTCAAGAAGCAACTGAGCCGCCTTTATATCGCCCTTTGTTGCCATGTCTCTTAATTTCATAATAATTGCCTCAGCCGCCGTAATGCCGTTCTTTTCGTCGCCCATTACATTGGTCATAATAAGGTCAAGTGCTGGAAGCTTCTTAGGGCGTCCGTTGGGGTTGCCTGTCTCTCCTTTCTTCCAACGTGGTTCAATCTTTCCTCTTCCTCCCATTTCGTTGTTATTTCGTTGTTATTTCGGTGTCCAAGACTGTGAAAAATCTTTATCTTTAAATATTTCGCTTTTTGGTATTCCAGCCCTAAACAACAATCTTACAACTTCTTCTTTTTCCATTTTAAGACGCTTCATTATTTCCTGTCCATCTAATCCATTTTTAACCATATCCGTAATGATATTTGACATTTCCAAAACTCCATGTGTTCCCCTTGCTCTATTATGCCTTATAGTTGCCATTTGCTGCTGGTTTGCGTCTTTTGGTGTTATCATGACCGTTGGAACATTTCCGTCTGTCAAACTATAAATTTCCTTGTGTCCTGAAACTGTCCATCTATGAAACCCATCAACAATGGTAAAATCTGGATTTATTACTATTGGCTGTGTCCAACCATCTTCAAGAATTGAAATTTTTAGTAATTCAAGTTCAGGAGGTGCGACCTTGTTAGGGTTGTAATTATTTGGTTTTAATATATCTCTATGAATCCAATTAATAGAGTCAAGAGGTTGTTTAGTTTTATTCATATCGAATATTTATTGATGAGTGATCTATTACATTTTTTACTGAGCCAAATTGTTTTATTTCAGCTATCCTTTCTTTTTCTGTCCTTCTTTCAGAATTATACATGAATTTTAATATTTGTATATCTTTATCAGTTTTACATATTTTTTTTTCTAATGTATTAATAAATTCTTCTCTAATAGCTAAAGTCTCTTTTAATTTAAATTCTTCTTCAATATTTATAATCGGAAATCTATATTTTGCATTATCATTAATTATAGCTTTATTTAATACTTTTACTGCTTTTATAGGTCTTCCCATTTCCCAATATTCATAATTATTTAATTCTAAATATATATATTGTTTGGAGTAGAATCTTTTTACTTTTCCATAATTTCTTATAACGTTTATAAAAATTTCAAATTCATTGCTATTACACTTATCTTTAGTAGTGTAATAATGTGGAAATGTTTCTGAATAGGTTTTAGCATAAACAAATTCTTGTTTGCTAATCCAATCTTTTGCCCAATTAATATTCATTATTTATATAATTTAATTGCTTCATCTAATGTAATGCCTAATTTTTCTCTTACTTTTACTGCCTCATTTAATAATACATTACTCATTCTACCTTTAAAATCACCTCTAATAGCAATAGTGCATAACCATTTCCATGATATACCTGATATTGGATGTGAAATGTTATCATCAATTATTTGCGATGTTTTTTTATAATGGCCTTTTATATATGCATTAATATTTTTTTTAACTGTATTTTTTGAATCATGATCGTAACTATCTAATACAACATTCAAATAATTTTGCCATGTTAAATTATCTGGTTTAGATTTTGCGCTACTGTATAATTCAGTGTTTCCATATCTCCATGCAGTTGCAACGCCTTCTACTCTATTAAGCATTTTATGCCATAATTCTGGAAAGCATTGTGCATATATCCATAATCCTCTTAATGGTTCTTCTCCATATGGTGGACATACTCTTTGTTGCAAAAAATTGTTAAATAATTTAGTTTGGTTAAAAATATCATATGTTCTATTGTAGTCCCAATCAAACTTATTTACTGCTAACCAAACATCTTCGCTGCTCCAGTCATATATTGGAAATACCCTGTATTGATTTTGTCCTGCTTCACATTTTGAATTTATATATGAATCATTTTTTTTCTTTGCAATCACCTGATATCTTCTAAGGCTTTCTTGTGTTCTTATTCCAGTAAGCATTGCAATTTTACCATCTTTTTTATCATATAAATATGGTCCAAATTCTTGAAATGACATTCCTTTTTTAAATTTATTATGATGTATAATAGCGCAATCAGGAATATTTCTTACCCATTTTTCTTTTTTATTTACATCCCATGTATACCAAAATGGTTCTTCGTTTGAACAAGCATTTCTATGTTTAAATTCTAAACAATACCATTCTAAATCTATATCAGAATTATTATTAATTCTATGAACATATTCAATAGTTGGAGGATGTACGGCTTCTTCATCAAAAAATACTACTTTTAATGGAAGTTTATTTCTTTCTTTGGCAACTTTTAATGTACAATTTAATACTGCAGTGCTATCTTTGCCACCAGAAAACGATACTACAACTTTATCAAAAGTATCATATATATGATTTATTCTTTCAATAGTCTTATCATATACATTAGTTTCTAAAAATTCTTTTTGTCTTATCTTGCTCATTATTTAAATTTATCGTAAAATAATGTATTTCCATCAACTTCATTAATAATATTCCAACACTCTGTTATACTCATATTTTTTCTTTTTAATGAATAAAATGGAGCATTCCCCATATTATCTCCAAATCTTGTAGTATATATATATGGTATTGGTTCATTTATATATTTAAAATAATTCCATACATCTGTTTCCTTCCAATCGCATATAGGATGAAATTGCCAGCCATTTTTTGTACAATATAGTTCATTTGGCACACAATTTTCATCTTTTCTTCTTCCGTATATTGATATATCTCCATTTACACTTTTAACATATTTTTTTACAGTAGCTTGTTGACGCATTGCAAATGACCATGCTCTATGTTTAGAATTCTCTGAAAAAATTATATGTTTGTTATTATTAAGCCAATCATCTGATAACGATGATTTATATTCTACATTAAAAGAATATTTTCTTGCCGTATCGTATATGTTATTCTTCTGTTTATCAAAATAAAAAGATAATTCACATATCATTTTAATATTTGGAATAATAATATTACACATGTGAGCTACAACAAAACCATCTTTACCTCCAGAAAAAGCAACAACTGGATTATTATATTTGCTAAGTGTATTTTCAATCTTTTTAATTGTTTCTTTTATCATTTTGTTCTAATTTCATCAATTTTATTAGCCGCAACCCCTTTTACAATCGTTCTATTAATCATAGGGTGAAACTCGTCTTCTGCTCCAAAATCACTATCTGGATGAAATGCTATTACATCCATTGAACTTCCATACGTATTAAACTTATGCGTTCCAGCTTCGTATTGATTACCATCTAATCCTAATGCTGTTTCAATTCCATTGTATTCCTTTATTACAAAAATAGTTCCTTCCTCTAAAGGCAATTTACCAAAAGGAGTATCGCATTCACCAGAACCCCTTATAACTATTCCAATACGATGACTTGGATGTGTATGCGCAGTCTGTATAATTTCCTTAGGAAAATGCAAGTGATTTAAACAAGGATCTCCTTTTTTTACTGGAGCAATTAACAAAGAATCTGTACAACCATCAATATATTTTAATCTGCCAACTTCTTCTACAACACCACCAATATTTGTATATGCTCTAAATTTGTTTTTTAAAAAATCTCCATTTTTTACAAATACCTCAATAGCTATTGCTTTAAATTTACCATGCAATTTAAATTTTCCATGATGACTAAAATAAGTATCTTTTGGCATCAAAGCATTTAAACCTGATTTTATTTTAAGTTTTGCTATACCTTCATAAACAAATACAAAGTAAGTTTTGTCGTGTTGTGGTTTTAAGCCTTCAGAATCAATAATATTATAATATTTTAATGGAAATCTATTATGACTTTCTTCATTAAATATTAATCCAGAATCTGCTTTACCAAAGCTAATAAATGATTTAGTTTCTTGCCTCATGTTTATTTGTTATAATTTCTAATTATTTCCATTAATGCTTCTTCTTGCTTTTCAAACATAAATTTATTTTTTACTTTATTTA